TTAGGTCATAGAGGTTATTAAGTAGCCAGAATTCACCGACTTTCTTAGGATGGTCAGCAATAATAGTTTCGTCCATTCTTAATCTCATCCGGCCAGTAGTTATATCTGAAAATTCTACCATTACTCTTGTATTACTATTATCAGTAAAAACAGTCCCAGGAACATCAGCCCAATCCCCTCCAGAATCTTCATATTGTAACTTAAACTTTTTAAGGTTGATATTCTGTAATAATAGTGTATTAATAGTTCTGTCTAACGCTACTGAGCCTTCATAGAATTCGACTTCTATCTCCTCATATTCTTTAGTTACTCTGACATCATCCATTCTTAAATCTAAATTTGCTAAGGGTGTAGAAATATCACGAATTCCAATTGATTTAACATCAGTTAGAACACCCCAACTTACATCCCAAATAATTTCATTCCAAGTAGATGGAGTAAGAGTTTGCCCTATATATTCGACTCTATCCTGAGTCGCACAATTTAGAGACTGACTCAAAACAAATCCAAAATTTTGAAGACCAGAGAGGTTAGGATAGAACCAAATTTTTAATTTTTCAAATTCGGACAAATCACCTAAAGCCAGATTATGGTATGCGGCTAACCCTCCAGCCCAGGAGGATGAGAATTGGAATCTAACTGAGGCTGTTCCTTCATGTTTTACTGAGGTATCTCTAGAAACTGTAACTTCAGAATCGGCAGAAACCCAAGCAACTGGGTCATCATCACAACTATCGATCTGATTAACGACCCCTCCTGTACCACTCCATTGAGTATTTTTATTTCTATCAAAGAGAAATTTTTTATTAGCATCGTTAGAAGAAACGATAATATTAGATAAATCATTCTGAAAGTCAACTATTCTCGGTGCTACATAGTTCTTAGAAAAAAACCTTGGATAGTCTGCCATTATACTGCCTCCCCTGCAAATCGTTGTCCTGTATTAAAGGTTCGTTTAGAGAAATCAACTGCGGAAGTTACACCTTCCTCAACTGCTTGACTTATCCTGTCAATTATAGATTCCGTTGGTTCTTGTGGTAATGCTGAAACATTAATGTTTATACCCCCAACATCTACTGTGGGAGATACCATACCGCCTGCTTGCATCCTGGGTGGACTGCCTGTTAGAATACCAGATAATAGACCAAGTGGTAACTCCCGATTACGTCTAATCCGTCTTACCATTTCAGCAGGTATTATATACTCACCTACATGAGCTATTATAGGAACCTCACCACCTGCTTGAAATCTTGGAATCATACCACCTTTTTTAAATCCCGGAACTTCACCACCTGCCTCAAATGGAAAACCTAAAAGACGGGTTAAAGACCTTATAATAAGCAACTGAGCAATATAAGCAATAGCAGACTTGACTAAGCCTTTAAAAACATCCTTCATGGATTCGCCAAAGTTCTTGCCGTCTACTATGAGGTCTGCTAAGGCTTGGCTTGTACCATGTGTAAAGCCCAGCATAAGATTACTGATAAAGGTAGTAGTATCTGCTACTGATTTCTTAAGATTTTCGGCTATCTTCTGTGCCATAGTAGCAGTTTGTTGTCCAGCAGCTTGAAAGGTTTGTTGATTTGCCTGCACTACTGCCTCTGTGCCTTCCTCAGCAGTAGTCCAAATTTCGGCAAGCATTTCTTGTAGGGCAATACTTAAGGGTGCAGTTCGTTCTTCCAAGGTTGCTTCTTCAAACGGTTTCCAGACTTTATCAAATTCAGCTTGCCAGATTTCTCCTAAAGGCGGTGGTTGAATGTCTTCTTCTTTCCAGAATTTAAGTTTAGAAAGTGCAAATTCAGCCCATTCAGTTAACCAGTCTGCAAAGCTACCGAGACCCTCTTTAATAAAGTTAAAGCTCTCTTTAAAGATATTAGTCATATTGCCAAAGAACCATACAAGCCTATCCCAAAACCAACTAAAAACTTCCCATTGTTTTCTAATTTCAAGGCCAATAAATGCAAAGGCAGTTCTTATTACCTTCATAGTAATTTCAATAACCTTACGAATAGTAGGCATATTCCGGGCAGCCCAATTAGCAAAATTCTCCAAAATAGGAATCAACTGTTGGGCTATGGAAATAAAAACTCCCTTTAAGGCTCCTCTTGCACTTGTTAAGGCATCATCGAATTTCTTAAATGCAGCTACTTCCTTTTCACCCATTACAAGCCCTAACTGTTCCGCTTCGTCACCTAACTTTTCTATTTCCTCTCTACCAAGTTTTAAGAATGGAATAAGTTCTGCTCCTTTACGACCTAATAGAGTTTGAGCTACTGCAAGCTTTTCAGTATCACTTGCTGTGCCTACCATAAAATCAGACATTTCAAGGAGAACTTCAGAAGTTTCTTTTAAGTTGCCAGTAGCATCTACTACAGAAATATCCATTCTATCAAATTCTCTTGTATAGGTTTCCATGCCTTCCCGTGCCATTGACATATTTTTGGTAAGAATCGGCAACGCAGTTGATAGAATCTGAAAGCTTGCGTGTTCTTGCTCCATAGCAAACCGGAGTCTTGCCACTTCTTGAGTAGTTAAACCAGTTGCCTTAGCCATTTTATCTATTTCTAAAGCATAGGTTTTAGCGGAATCTATTATCTTTTTCATAGCTACAGTAGCACCCGCAATAGCAGCTGAAACTGCTAAGAAGGCTGCTTTATGGGTTTTAACAAAGTCAATCGTCCCTGTCTTGGTTTTCTTAACTGTCTGGTCAACTCCCTTCATAGCAGAAGTAAGCTTGCCAGTTTCAGCGTCAAGGGTAATTGTGATAATATTTGGCATAGTTAGAATCCTTTCTCTTTTTGCTTGCGTTCAGCTTCCAAGCTTGCCTTTTGTTTATCTATTGAAGCCCTTTCCTTATCTGCCTGCACTAAATAAGCTAAGAAAGTAACCCAAGGGAGTCTAAGTATATCAAAATGATTGAATCCATAAAGCCTTTCTAAAATAATAAAACATTCAATGAGACTTATTCTATTGTCTCTAATGTCTCGGACTCTTTTTTTTTCTGTTCATCTTCAGGAACTTGAACAACTTGGCTAAAAACGAAGGTGCATAGCGTTGGTAGTTGTGAGACAGTTAGCATCTTGCCTATTTTATCTGCTGTCATAGTCTCATCATAAGGCAAGAAGAACTTAGATATAGCCTCCAGCATTTCTTGAATTGCTTCTGGATCATTGGGGTCTTTGAATTGCTTAAATCTCTGTAAGAATCCGATATTGTCTTCTACACTCATAGCACCGGATAAATGATAATCTTGACCACCTATTCTTACTGTTTTAGCAGGCGGTAGAATCTGGTCTAGGTCTAAAAACTGTCCATTTCCTTTTTCGTTTTCCATGTTTCCTCCCTTCAAAATAAAAAGCCTGCTCTACATAATTATAGAACAGGCTCCAGTTTCCCGAACACTACCTGTTTATTTAGTATACTGTATTAATAAGCTGTATCAGTATTAATTAATATTCCTACTATACTGTGTGCTGAGGCTACTTTATAGTAAGCATTAAAAGCAACCGCAGCAGCAAGGATACCGTCTGATTCTCCATAAGGATAAGCTGAGTAATAAACTAATGGCATTTCAAAGGCAAGTAGGTAATCTTGGTCTGTTTCAATATTAGTCCCGGTAATTACAAACTGAATGCCTGTTGAATTACCTGCTATGAACTTATCCCTTTCAGTCTCAGTTCCGAATAGATAAGTAAAGGTTCCATTGAGTAGTAATTTAGCAAAGGTAAGGACATCTTGTACATCCTGGTCTTGAGTTAATGCTCTTTGACCTACTGTGCCATTGTCTATTACTAAGGAAAGTTCCCTAATGTCTATAGAGGATGGACGATAGTCATAGCTTGCAGTAATGGCTTGAGTATCAGCCGGGGCAGTATTAAAAGTTATAGAACCATAGCCAGTTGCATAATTGATAACTCCCGAACCACCTAAAGAACCTGTGAGTGTACAATCTCCATTATCGCTAAAAGTCTCTACGGTATCGGTAATAGATAATGACCCAGCAGCTATTTTAGTATTAGCCAACTGTTTAGCAAAAGTAACTAACACTCCATTTCCAGTTCCCCAACTTTCAGAGGCTACATTAGTTGACCCTATTCCTACGTCTATTTGATAGAACTTGAAACGGTCAGGGCTTACAACTGCGGGCATTGACAATGCTGAGGTAGCCTCAGACTTAAAAGGAATATCAAAGTCTGCCATGACTACCCCGTCCATAGGAACTGTAAGAGTCATTGATTTAACCACAGATAAAGTGTATTGTTTCTTACCTATTACCCTATCAAATACAAAGGTATAGGAAGGGTTTTGAGTTCCCGAAGCACGGGTGAAAATATGTCGTCTAGCATTAGTAGCATTAGGCGGGGTAGTAGTTGTAACTGAACCAAGTAGAGAATTCAGAAAGTAACCAATGTTACCTGCCTCTACTTCCATTGCAGAGATAGTCCCTGCACCCTCTTTAATACCAATAGCAGGCTTAAAGCGTTCTTTAATGCCTCGGATTTTCTCATCATCTATAAGTGCTGTGGTATATTCAAACTCAGAGCCGGGGTCAACTGGAATGACTATATCAAGTGAGGCCGGTGCAGTTCCCCGTGTAGTTTCTTTACCTAAACCTACTAATACTTCCTGTCGTGCATATCTGGTCATTAGTCAACCTCCTTGGTTTTCTTTTTCTTAGTTTCCTTAGCTGGTACAGTTTTCACTTCCTCAAATTGAGGTAATTCATTTATTTCCTTTGGATGAGAAGGGCTTATTTCTTGCCCTGGTGCAAATCCAAAAGTCTCTCTTTTTTCATTTACATAAACACATTCTACTTTAGCTTTTTTCTTCATTCTAATACTCCTATCACTGAAAAGGTTGATGATGCACTGAGGGTATATTTAATTCTAAGATACATTCCAAAAGGTGAGGTTAACCGTTTTATAACTTTGCCAGTTCCTGAAATTTGAGTTATGGTATCAATGACCCAGGCATTAGTTGCACCGTCTTCTTGACCTTCTTGTTTTTGTTTCCAAGTGCCTTCGATTTCTATATCATTAGTTCCTGAAAGAACTGTTGTTTCTACATAAAGAATCATCTGGGTTCCTTCGCCAACCTTAAACCAATTAGATCGACCGCTTGAAGTGTGGGCTTCTAAGGGAAGGAAATTCTTTATAACTTTGTATCCTGGGCCTTGTGATGCCATATCATTCTCCTTATGTTACTGTTAATGTTTCAGTTACCCTTAAGCTTAACTCGCAATAGTGGACTAAAATATTTCCAAACATCCGGGGTTCTACTAAATCTACCTGTAACCAGTCATGGAATACACAGGTTGTATTAAGATTCGGGTTTGCTCTAAATTTATCAGCTATTAACTCTATAAGTGCATCAAAGGCTAACTCGGATTCCGCTGCGTCTTGAACACCATAATAGCCTCTGATAATAAAAGTATAAATCCTTTGCCATGAGCCAGTTGACTTTTTAAACTCCTCGGTAATTCTGCGTGAAATTTCCCAACCGTTGATTCTATCATTTGAATCCTTAAAGGCATCTAAGAACTTTTCAGCCCTAACTGTCCACCGTTCATATTCATGGACATTCTCAATCCCGGTAACTGATAATATAATATTCCTGATTTCACTTTTAATACCTGCAAGACTCATTCAAGTTTAGCCTTCATTTTAATACCGATTTCCTTAAAGCGTCTTATGATAAATGACTGAGATTGCCTAAAGCCCAGTTCAAACATCTTGCGTGCTTTAACTCCTGTTCTTGCTATTTTTCTACCTACTAAAAATGCCACCTGATTAATATTAGCCCCTTCAGTTTTTAGAGTCTTAGCAGGTCTTCTGAGCCATGTTTCTATATTATCTACATTTGGGAAATGAGGTCTTTGGCCCCGCTCAACTGGTAGTCCGTATTTCAATGGTGTAAATACTGTTCCTCTTAATGCTGTCCCTCGACCTCTGATTTTACTTGTAATACTTCTCCTTAAAGTGCCTGTGGATACCGGAGTCCCTAATTTAACTTCCCTCAATAACTTAGCAGTTGACTCCTCCATTGCACTTCTAACTTCCGATTCTGTAACTTCCTTCCTTCGTCTTAAACTAAATATCGGGCCTTTTGTCTTAAGTCCCATTTCAAACATTAGCGTCTCTCAGAACTATGAAATATGGGCTCCCGGTAAATCTGGCCTTCAATATCCATTTCAGGGAATTCACATTCCCATTCTGCCATGTGGTCTGTAAAAGCTTTCATAAATACCTCTGCCCGCTCTGCATATATCCGGCCTTTATCTTCATAGTCTGTTACATCAGCATTGATAGTTGGATTAGAAGACTGAGCATAATATTGAGCTAACGAACCACAAGCTAAGGATGCAGTAAGAGAACAAAGAGCGTCAAAGTCTGCTTCATAGATAGTTGACTGAGTATCATTAAGAATGTGGTGAGTAGTATAGATTATGTTAGCCTTTTTACCGCTTGGGATAGCATAGTAGAATCTAAGAACATAACCCGTTGTAGTCCTTTTGACTTCCCATTCTGTACCTTTAAGATATTCAGGCTGACCAGATTCTTGGATGGGGTATTCAATAAGCATAACATCTGAAAACTTCTCCTTCCAATCTGAAGGCACATCGTAATCAGAAGCTCCAGTTGAAGTTAATTCCCATAGTTGTTCATAAGGTCTTAGCTTCTGATAGGTCTTAACTGCTTGGGCAAGATGTTCCCGGAGTTCAAAATCCCCTGAATCAAGAATACTGGCATTATCTTTAACCATCTTCTTAATTCGTTTTACATAATCATACTGAACTAGAGCCATGTTTTTTAGTTTTCCTTACTCTAAGAATACTCCAGATATTAGAACCTACTGCAAAACAAAGGGCAGAAAAGATAGCCAATGCAGTCCAGATATCCTTCATAAGATAGAATTCTGCAACTGCAAAGGCTCCTGAAAGTGTCCCTAGAGCTTTAAGAGATAGGGCTAATTTTTCCATTATGCCTGAAATACTTTAACCGAAATAGTCATAGAGCCGAGATCGACCGCCCCGGCTGTATTATTAGCCAAGACAACTGTTACTGTATTTGCTACAGTTACACTTGCACTAATTGTTAAATCAGTAATGTCAATACTTGGAGCAGCTAAGACGAAATCCCCAAGTGCAGCTCCAGTTACAGTTACATCCTTAGCCTCCATAGCTCCCACAGCTATAGAACCAGCATCCCAAGTTGCAGAGCCACTTAAGACTAATCCTGTCAGCGTTACACCATTGACTTTGTAGCCCTCTTTAGAATCTACTGAGCTAAAATTAGAATCTGCCATTTCTACCTCCTTAAAACAAGGTTGCTCTCCCCTCCCATATTTCAGAGAGAGGAGAGCGGATTATTAGTAGCAACTACGCTACAATAGCACCATAAAAAGACCTGAAGTCAGTCTGAACTCCACCGTATTCATGCCGGACTTTGTAGGTTATCCGATCGTTGGTAAAGACATAACCGACTGTTGCTTGGTCTTGCACTAAGAGTTCCGGGTCTTCACGGCCTCCCACAAAGCCAACCTCAATTACATCAAAGAGGTTGGGGTCGGCAGTAATATACCAGTTATTAACATCTCCCCGGAGTCTATCGGATTCCCTTAACTCCAACTGTTTGTAGAGTGGGTTACTAGCACGGTTGGCAGTATCCGACTTGTCAGGGCTATTAATAATAATCTCAGCATCAGACCTCAATTCGGGCGGAAACCACAGATACTTAGGCATCATACCGACCTTATCTACTAAGGAGTAGATAACAGTAGCATCAGCATGAGCAGCAGCAGTAGTTCCCTCTTGTGCTCGGACTATTGTCAAGTCATTACTTACGATATTAGTAACCAAGACAATTTCCGCTTCCATTAGAACAAGATCACCAATCTTGTATTTAGTACCATCAACAACACCACAGGTAACATCTACATCGGAGATTCCGCCTGCATCACTAATAGCACCTTTAACCCCAAATTCCCACTGTCTCCTCATGGCAGTTATACCAGCCTGAATTGAATCATAGCCGATAGCTGCTGAGCCGAGATTAAAGTGGTTTGCATGATAAAGGGCTAGCCCATCGTAGATAGTACCATCATTAATAGCACTAGTGCTATAATTCAGAAGCAGGTCAAATACGAACTGATTGAGGGCTTTCCAAGCTGCCTGACCCATCTTGTTAGGCATTCTACGAATCATCCGTAGATCATCATTAAGAATCATCTCACGGGTGACTTTAAACAGCCCGCCCTTTTTAGCCGGTGCATACTGGGCTCGAACTTCGTATGGAGTTGCCATATCGGGATAAGCAGCATCTTCAGCTACCGTTTCCAGAACAGTAAATCCACCCCATCGGACAAGGTCTTGGGTTTTGAAGTTATCTAATGAGACTACATTACAGAGATCCCGCCAGTATTGAGGCCACTTTTTGTATTCCTTGAGTAGCTTACGATACATTGAAACCCCTAAAGCATAGGGAAAATCAGCAGTTGTAGCTTCAGTAAGTCGAGTTGATTCAACTACTCCCCGGACTTCGGTATCTCCCGTAAAAGCAACATAAGCTTCCCGAAGTCTCTTAAATGGTGAAATGCCCTCATAGTTCTTTGCTTCGCCTTCCTCAATGATAGGGTCAACTAAAAGGTCAAGCCCTTTCTGCATCTTGTCTTTAGAAGTATCACCAACCTCAGCTCGATTCTGGTCTCCTAAGCCTTTGATATCCCCGGCTTCAGAGAGTCGAGTAAGCGTTTGCTTCTTTGTTTTAATAGCTTCTTGTAACTCAGTTTCTTGAAATACCTTTCCTTCAAAGGTTGACCTTAGCTCATCCTTCATAGCATCGG